GTATAAGTCCATGCTTGTGGACGATTAGGCGCTTCAAACCAAAGCATATAAACCTTTTATTATTGGAGCGGAGTGAGAGAATCGAACTCTCGACCGAAGATTGGAAATCTGCTGTTTTACCATTAAACTAACCCCGCATATCTTACCATTCAGATGTGTCATAAACAAACCATCCTGTAATTATGTATTTTACTTCATTGTCACATGGCATGCCTTGATGCATGTGAGTCCAGTCGGCTGGCCAAATCAAAGTTAAACCTTTTTCAGGTTTTACTTGTAAATTTTGATACAAAAATTCAGTGCCGCCACCTTCTTCTATATCATTCAAATAAGTCATGTAAACTAAATGACGATTGATAATATGTTTAAAACCATTTTGTTCGCAATGCCATCCTTTATAGTATTTTCCAGCGTCATATCTTTGAACTTTAACATCTGGAAACAACATCCATTTTGCTAAATGCATATCTAATGTAGGAGCAAATTCTGTTTTATATTTGTTCAAAGCTGTTGCCAATTCACTAATATATCTAGATTTTATATCAGACGAAAACTCTGCTAGTTCTGAATTCTTATATGTTTTTATGCCTGACTTGAATCTCTCTAAATTATTTTCAGATTCCGTATATATATCATCACATAGTTTAGTATCTATGTAATATCCTCTGATAAATGGATTTTGTGAATTTAATGTATGTTCGCGCATAATTTAAAAATTAGTGTCTAGCTACTCCCACCACAGGAGCCCTAGACCGAGCTGTTACTCTGTCCATATCATTTCTTCTTCTGGCTAGGTTGATAGTCCTAACCCACGATAGTTTTAAGTCATCCATATAGCGGATCTCTAAGGCCATTTCCGTGAGTGCCCGGAGGATATGGTAACCTCCTACCCACTTTATTCTCGGAAAAGTGTAACCGGGATTTTGGTGCCCCTTGTCCGACTCGAACAGACCACCTACTGATTACAAATCAGTTGCTCTACCAGATGAGCTAAAGGGGCAAATTTTATTCTACGTTTACTGCACTAGTTTCACTAACTTGATAGTTACTGGTTCCACGAGGTGCTCGATCTTTCTTCTCAGGCTTAATAACGACTTCGCTACATAATTGAGCATCGATCATCATACGTTTAAATTGATTACGCTGTTCTGCTGTAGATCCTTTCATTAATGCAAGCATACGTTTGTATGATTTTGCAAACTTAAATGTCTTACTTGGTTTTAACATAACTTTCCTTTTATATAACTTGGCGGAGCGACTGGGAGTCGAACCCAGTCAACGCTATTACACGTTGTACGGATTAGCAATCCGCTGCCTTACCGTTCGGCCACCGCTCCGTGCGGTATTTTACTTATACTAACTAACTGGTGCGAATGGCCGGAATCGAACCGGCATGGACTTGCGCCCGACAGATTTTAAGTCTGTTGTGTCTACCTATTTCACCACACTCGCAATTTAATCTTGGCATCCCCCCAGGGATTTGAACCCCGACCAACAGTTTTGGAGACTGGTATGCTGCCATTACACTAGGGAGACATTGATTGGTACTTGCTGTGGCGCTTGAATCCACGATAGCCCTTCTCTTCCTGGCCGGTCCTTGTACATGGTCGACATTGACAAGTATTTCGGTGTTCCAGTGTAGCTACTCAGCAAGTATAACTTGGCGGAAACGGTGAGATTTGAACTCACGGACGGTTGCCCGTCGACAGTTTTCAAGACTGTTGCAATAAACCGGACTCTGCCACATTTCCATATAGAAACACACTAAGGGCAATGCCATCTTACGATCCCAGTATGTCGGGTGTTGCTTAATGTGTTTTTATATGGTGCCCCAAGCGAGACTCGAACTCGCACACCGAAGTACTGGCTTCTAAGACCAGCGTGTCTACCAATTCCACCATCGGGGCATTTGCTTTTGATTTTTTAAAGAACGTTACTAATTACTTAGTATGTGACTATTATACTGTCTTTATACATTAGAGTCAACAACTTTTAAAATATTTTATTGCCTAAAGGATTATTTTCAAACCCAACTAAACCTTTCCAAAATGTATTAAACGATATACTTCGTCTTGGTTTAGCATCATCCGGTAATTCACCTACAGAGTGACCTACGTTCGATAAAAACAGTACTAGATGATATACCAAGTTTCCATGATCTGTACCAATCATATCTTCTAAACTTATTTTAGGTGTTAGACTTGGCAAATAGTAAGGTACATCTTGACAATATGATTGTAATGTAAATTTTAAATTAGCAGGATTATCGTCTAAAAATAGTACTCCACTCACTACACTGAACGGGTGTACATGCTCGTGATGTGATTCCGATGCTGTAGTTATATTAGACCATGAATTAGTAATTTCTAAACCTTCAAAATTCTTACCTACAAAAATTTTATGTGTATTTTGCAAGTAGTTTATGCATTCAGAAATTAAAAATTGTTTTGTATTTGTAAATTCTTCAGTATCAAGCAAATTTAAATTTTCACTAATACTATTATTAACATTGCGTATGTATGTTTGTTCGGATACATGCTTAGTAAGCGACTCAAAGTCGATAAAAGCTGAAATATCTTTAATTAATACAAAATTTTGAGCTGTATTTAAAATACTATTCATTAAGTTTCCTCTATTGACTAGTACTTATTAAAATATATTGGCCGGCCTTGCAGGAATCGAACCCACACCCTCTGTTTCGAAGACAGAGATGATATCCATTTCACCAAAGGCCGATATATGGTCCGGCTGCCAGGAATCGAACCTGGATCAATAGCTTAGAAGGCTACTGCACTATCCATTGTGCTACAGCCAGTTAATGCTATTATACACTAAAAACTTGGTACCCCCACTCTGATTCGAACAGAGAGAACTTCTCCTTTTGAGAGAGATGACTTTACCAATTTGTCCATGGGGGCGAAAAGAGTGGAGCGGGTGATCGGAATCGAACCGACGACAATCACGTTGGCAACGTGGCGCTCTACCAGCTGAGCTACACCCGCGTTAAAAATCTGGTTTTTGAAAGTTAATATTAAAACTAATACTTATTCTTTCATGATCGGTGTAATTAGTACTTACATCATGATCTAGCCAACCGGGAAATAAAATAATTTTTCCTTCGTGTGGCTTATGCACAATATCTACTTTTAGATGTTCTAAAAAGTAACTCATCCAAAATTGAGTGGTAGGATTTCTAAATCCGATTGAACCATCTACTCCGTTTGTTTTAAAATAATATACTCCAGAAATATCACATCGACCATGATTGTGTAAATGAGCATATTCATTTTTACCTGTTTTAGTCATCCAACATTGCATAACTCTGTATGCTTGAAATCGTTCTGCTGGGGCATCGATACTTTGTAAGTATGCTGTTACATGATTGGATAATTCTTTTTCAAAAGTTTTTAAATTGTAATCTAACAACAAATTTTTAGTAAATGTAGTATCTGATATCTGATGTGTGCCAGGATGCCAATATTCTTTGTAAGCGAACAATTTTTTTGAATTCAAATCTTCTTCTACTATAGTAAATTCTTTTTGAATTTTATCAAAAATATTACCCTCTATCATGTCATGATATATTGGAACAGAAAAAAATCCTTGTGTTGGCATGTTTATTTTAAAAAGTATTAGTAGAAAGCACTAAGAGTTTTGGTCCCGATTAAGGAAACTATGGCTACCCAGGATCTACAGTCCTGCTCTATTGGTCTAGCAAACATGGAGCAAATTTTAGTACATTAGGTATCTTATGCTGTAAACACTCAACCTCTCAGACTATCACATATAGTTTATAACTATGTTTTTCTCCGCAACTTTCCAGGTTGCAAATACTTGTTCTTACGAAATGTTTATATGCCTCGTGCTCTCTACTAATAACTTTACTTATAAAGTGCCAGATTGTTCACCGCACAATCTTGGCAAAAGCGGGGGTCTGTCTTGAAAAACTATATTTGATTTACATCAGATCCTGATGTCTAAACATTTCTTCCAAAGATCCATATTTTTGGTATCCAAATTTTATAGTAAACGCTAACCTATTTTTACTACCTTGATTAGAAACATTATGTATAGTGTCTGTCTTAATAAAAGTGATACGATCTATGTTGGTACTTGCAATATGTTTTAATTGTACATGCGGTCTTATATAAGATGCAAAAAAACTATAAGGATATATTTCTCTAGTGTAATTACGTATCTCCTCTTCGTCATCGCCTACATCATTATTGTTGTACCAATAGTTAACTGTGGTTTCATAATTTAGAATAGGAACCATCATGGCAAACTGTATTGCGCTTGGCAATCTATCTAGGTCTTTTTGATCAATACTAAGACTTGCAAAATCGGGATGATTAATTATAGTTTGTTTAACTCTATTCATGTACTCATCATTTTTGTCTTCTCTCAATCCGTCTATATGCTTGAGAGTTTCTGTTTTGGGCGGTACACATATTAGTCCTATTTCTTCAATGCAACTCGTTACCCTTGAATCCAAAAAAGATTTCAATATGGGAAAATTTTCAATAGACACAATGAAGTATCCGTCAGTAAGTATATCGTCTCTCAATAATTCGGGATATTTCAGCTTGACATAGTCAATAGCTTCATTTTGAATCTCTCTAAAATTTTCTACATTCAATTTTTGATACAACATTTTATTGTCCATAAATTTATTTATAAACAAAAAATGGTGCAACCTCCAGGAATCGAACCTGGTTCAATGGTTCTTCAGACCACCGCTATGACCACATCAGCTAAAGTTGCATGGTACCAGCGGAGGGGATCGAACCCTCTCAAGAACGCTAATCTGGCGCTAAAAGTCTTATAAGGACTCTCTGACTTCCAAGTCTCGCTGGCATTAAATTGGGGTGTCTTACCGGTATCGATCCGGTACTACCGCTTTCACAGAGCAGGGTGCAGGCCACTACACTAAAGACACCATAAATACTTTATGGACTACAATGACAAATATACTGAATTCTTAAATTTATACAAACTCAGCGAGCAACCATTTAGTCCCCGAAAATCTTATTCTGCTTGTAAAGAGTTTAAAAACTCATTCGAACGTATTGAAAAAGAATTTATTCCTACCGAACTTAAACAATGGCAGGCCCACTTGGGATCGAACCAAGAACGACGGAATCAAAATCCGTTGTGATACCATTTCACCATGAGCCAACAATTTGGTGGTAATAGCTGGACTCGAACCAGCGATAGACTGCGTATGAAGCAGTTGCATTAGCCACTATGCTATATTACCAAATTCTAGCCGGTTACGTGTTTTTATCATCCGGCATATTAGGAACAGCCCAACCCTAATATCGTCTACAGAATAAATCATGAGCCATAGCTGTCTATTCCAGCGTCAATGGTAATACCATATAGAAACACACTTGATATAGTAAATTACTTTATCACGGATGAACCCGAATTTAGTCAAATGTGTTTTTATATGGTAGGACGTATTGGATTCGAACCAATGACCAATAGATTAAAAGTCTACTGCTCTACCAACTGAGCTAACGTCCCATCATCTTGCCACTCTTGTCACTATTCATGACAGTTCTCCTTTTAAAAATTTGGTAGCCTTACTCTGACTCGAACAGAGGACCTATGCGTTATCAACACATTGCTCTAACCAACTGAGCTATAAGGCTAATGGTGGAGGTTACAGGGATCGAACCTGCGACATTTTGCTTGCAAAGCAAACGCTCTCCCAACTGAGCTAAACCCCCAAAAATGGTTGCGGGTGATGGAATCGCACCACCAACTGGAGCTTATGAGACTCCCGAGATACTATTTCTCTAACCCGCCAAACTTGGCTCCACAGGGTGGGCTCGAACCACCGACCAAATGATTAACAGTCATCTACTCTACCGACTGAGCTACTGCGGAATAACTTGGTACACGGTACGGGAATCGAACCCGTCTTACTGACGTGAAAGGCCAGTGTCCTAACCGATAGACGAACCGTGCATACTAACTTGGCGGCTCCAAGGAGAATCGAACTCCTATTAATGGCGTGACAAGCCACCGTACTAACCATTATACTATGAAGCCAAAATTTGGTGGAGGAAGTAAGATTCGAACCTACTCATCCATTGGAAACAGATTTACAGTCTGCCGCGCCTCTCCAACTGCGCCGTTCCTCCATGTCTTAATTATAACACTCTCCCGCTATGCTGTCAACCGTTATGCATACGGTAGAGGAGAGTGTGTATTAAAAGCCACTAACGACACATGCTATGCACAACAGTTTTCATGACTGCTTGTGGCAATGGCTTTTAATACGCTGTAATTTTTCACACTAGAAGAAGTGGTTCATCCTACAGGCCGCCCATTCGCCCATGTTTTAAGTGCGGGCTAGGATCTCGTTTCCTATACACACTTTTTCGAAAGTCTAAAAACAAAAAACCCCAGGGTTGTTAATCCTAGGGTCCTTGGAGTTTAAATGTAAACTTAGTTTACAAAATGTCCTCCCGGACCCTACTATTAATCTCTGGTGTGCGATCATATGATAAACTTCCGCCATTAATCGCTGACCAAGAACAGGCTATTACACCTGCCAGTTTGGGCATCGTATTAAATTGCTGATGTTTAAAACTCGATTGCATTTTTGTTCTCGTTTATCTCTTCTGAAAATTAGCTAGCATTATTGCTAACTAGTCTCTATTGTAGCACCTTGCTACAACTGCGTCAACCACTTTTGGCTAACTTGTTAAAGTTATTTATGCCTTAGTGGTTAACTAGTCTCTATTGTATTATATATAGTCTCTTATGTCAAGACCTATATGATAATGTGGCTTTTTTACAACGATTCGTATTCATCCTTGCCTACACCACACTCGGGGCAGGTAAAGTCTGCTGGCAAATCTTCCCATACACCTTCTGTTTCCTCATCGTGGACATGACCACATACTACGCATACGTGTTCCATTATAGTGCCTCCAAAACTTTCTTGTAAGCAAGAGCGTGACGCTCTTCAACTTTCTTCAAAGCCGCAAAACGTTTTTCTGCTTTTTTAAGCATTTGAACAAACTCACTAGCGTGTTCTCTGCTTTCGGCAATTTGAGTTTTGGCTTCTTTAGCTGCCGCATAGTCCCCTTCTTCCATTGCCTTGTCTAAAAATTCAGGATACATTACTGTGAACTCATATGTTTCACCTTCGATGGCTTTTTGTAGGCACTCCTGAGTTGTTGGCTTGCCAATTAGCAATTCTAAATGCCCCCATGCGTGTAGTAACTCTTGATCAGCAGTGTGTTCAAAATGTTTAGCTACATCCTCAAAGCCTTCTGCTCTTGCCAATTTGGCAAAATAGCGATACTTGATGTGAGCTTGTGACTCACCGGCAAACGCCGATTCTAAGTTTTTAATTGTGATAGACATTTTTTTTCTCCTTTGTGTGTGTTGTCTTACTAGTTTTATTGTAATAGTATTTAACAATAAGATCGAGCATTTTAATTGATTTTTTAATAATTATTTTAATAACGATAATAGAAAAAATCAATAACAATTAGTGGTAAAAAAAGGCTCCGAAGAGCCTTTTTATTCTAATCTTGGATTAGAATGCGTACTTAACACCGATCAATGCTTGATTGCCAGTTTGGCTGCTAATACGATCTTGTGCCTTAGCATAACGATAATCAGCTGTTGCTGAAATCTTTGCTGTAACTGGAATAGTTACACCAGCACCAATAAGACCTTCGTATCCGTTTGGTTGACCATTACGAGAATCAACATAACCGACACCAGCTTTTAGTCCAATGCTTGTAGCACCCAATTTAGCTACTTCGTATGAACCAATTAAGTTGAAGTTATTAGCTTCAACTGAGTTTTTCTTTTTGAAGTTGTGATCAATTTCAGCTGTTACACCAAATTTACCAAACGATTCACCAACAGTAATACCTGCTGGATTGCTTGTGTGGCTATTTGATTGGAAAGTTTCCCCGCCGATAATACCAACTTCTACTGCGCTTGCTGAAATAGCTGCTAGAGCTAAGATTGATGCAATTGCGATTTTTTTCATAGTTTACTTCCTTTTAATATTAAAAAACAATGACTATTGTCATTTGACTATTATATATGTCTGATAACGGATAGTCAAGAAATATTTAACTCAAATTTTTAATTACTTAAATTAGCTGTTTTCTTAAAAATATAAACACCCTCGCTTTTATACGCATTCTGGGTTTTACCGTTTCCTACTCCTGGCCGTACATTTAACATCATATCAATAGTTTCTATGTATTTAAAACCCATTTTTTGACTTAATTCTAACCAAGTATCTACAATTTTTGTTTGATCTTTACCGACTTTATAATCTGCTATATTCACAGCATAAATGCCATCTTCAGATAACCCTTTATGTATCATACGAAGTGTGGGTTCGACATATTGCTCAAACCATGTTTCTCTATTAGAATAACGGTTCATACATTGTGTAGGTTCATCGCTATAGATTTCTAAATTAAAATAAGGTGGGCTACTAAATGCGGCATCAAAAAATTCTGGTATAACATTAAAATCTTCACTGCCACAATGATGCATTTCGAATTCAGTGCCAACTACATCATTAATCAATTCGCCTAACGCTACTAGCCCGTTATATGTTTTTGTATTAGGATCTATACCAGTATAATGATAACGCATACCGCTAGTCATTGCACCCAACATTCGGCCACCGTACCCACTACTAAAATCAAGTACACGGCCGAACATTGTGGGACAAATATATTCCCAAACGGCTGTGGCATTTAAAGGTTTAAAATTTTGTATTGTGCCACCGCTGACTAATTCTAATGCTCGTCGAATATTAATAGGTAATACAGTTTTATCGCCTTCGTCCCTATGTTTATAACATAAGTTTATTGCACGACGCAATTTTTTATCGTTATGAAATCTGCTGTCAAGACTTACTGTTTTACTTCCTGCTGTAGTTGCTTCCTGCATATTTGGAAACCAAAATCTGCTAAGTCCTAAACCAGCTGTATTACCGGTAGGAATTTTTTTATCCTTGATAACTGGACTACGACCTCTAAGGTTGAGTATCTGTTCTCGGCAACCATCCAGACTATAATATGTAATTGGCAATATATCAATGCCGCGATACAAATCAAAAACATCTTGTTCTATT